TCTTTTTTCATAAAAATTTATTATTAATAGTAGAATAAAGTTTACAATTAATAGATAAAAAACAAATATATTTTTACTTATGAATATAAACATTTTATTCTTCTTCTTTTATAAAAGTTTTGGGTATTGAATTTAAATAATTATTCTTTTCATCGGTGCAAAATAAATCCTTTGCCCTTCCAGTGTTGAAGTCAAAACTTTGCCAAACTTTAATGTTTTGTCCATATTGGGAATATCTAGCTTTATAGACATGAGTAATAATATTTGGTTCAGTTTTTTCTTCTAATCGTTTTCTATTAATTATTGTTTGCATCAAAGATAATTCTGATTTCTTAGGTTTTAAAACAATACAACCATTATCTAACTTTGTTTTCAATTGTTTACTTCCAAATAAACAATTTTCATCAATAATATCGTTGTTTTTCTCATTGCCATTTAATTGAGTCATAGATAATAAACCCAAACTATAATCTTCGGCACACATTTTTAATTCGTTGGCGATAGCTAACAATAACATATCTTGTCTCAATGATGTGCCTATTCTTTCTTTGTAATCCTTACCGACAATTCCGTTGTCCCATATATAATCAAATACGCCAAATTTACAATGATGAATAATTGCACATTCTTTAATAACCCTTCTTAAATTCGTTAAAGTGAAGTCAGGCATATCAATTAATCTTATATTTGATTTTCTTAAAATTTTCCCAGCTTCAATTAATCTATCTTTTTCTTCTTCTGTGAATTTGCCATCTAAAATTTTATGTGTAGGAATATCAGCTATATAAGCAATAAAGCGAGGCTGTAATTCTCTTTCCTGTTCCATTTCAGTATGAATATAAAAACCATTTCCTTGGTAATTATGATTTTTAACAAAATCTTTTTTATCTTTATCCCATAAATGAGTAACACTAACTTTACATAAATCGCCTATTGCTGCCGTTGTCTTACCAAAACCCGAAGGAGCCGAACGCATTAATAGATGTCCTCTTTGCCATCCTCTATAAATAGAAGTAAGATAAGGTGAATTTAAACAAGCACCAAAAGATGGTTCTTTTTGAAATTCTTCTAAAACTTTGGTAAACCCTTCTCCTGCCCACATTTCAGCACGCACATTTCTATTATCGAATTTAGTTCTTAGTTGATTATATTTACTTTCATAAAAATTTAATATATCTTTAATAGAATATTGATTTAGTTTTCCAAAATTTATTTCGCCTTTTTCATTTTCTTCGTAAATTTCTGAAATATCTACTCCCATTTCTTTATACTGTCTTAACAAACTTAATTTTCTAACATTATTATAATAAATTTCATAATTATTAGCGTTCGCTAATTCTTTGACTGTGGAAATAAATTCTAAAAAATTATTATCTTCTAAAACTTCGTATTGGGGTTTATAATGTTTACAAAAATTATCCACCATTATTTCATCTATTTCCATAGCACCTTCGGAAGCCAAGTGCAGAATGGCTGAAAATAGTATCATGTGAAATGTACAAGGTACAAAATCATCTTTATTAATTGGAAACTTTTTATTAAGTAGTAAATCTGTATTATTCATTAAACATCCAAGGGTCATATATGCGTCATTAAAAGAATAAATCATTTTAATCTCCTTTTTAACATAATTAAATTTTGTTTTTCAATCTTTGATAATAACTTTTAGATGTATTATTGATAAAAACAACTTTTTCATTGAAATCAATATTTTTAAATTTTTCTTGATTATTTAAACATTTCTTGGTATAGTCCAGTGCTTCTTGATAATATTGTGGAAACACTTGCCCCAATCCTAAAGAAGTATCAAAATTTTTTTCTAAAATTAATACGTAATATCTAAGGGTGAGAAGTATTTCAGCATCAGTCCAACCATATTCTTTCTTATAATGTTTAATTTGTGACATAATCCAAGGCCAATTACACTGATTTTGATATAACTCTTGAATATAATCAGTTAAATTGTAATGATATTCAGTATTTTTTGTTTCGCTTTTATTTTTTATATAGTTATTATAACAATTTAGATCACAAAAATACATTTTATCTTTTGTCGGATGTTTATAAGAATTCTCTTTTTTAATTTCTTTTTTGCAATTTCTACATTTCACAGTTTGCATATTAAATCTACCTTCTTATAATTATTTCTTATCAATAATTATATCAGAAAATATATAAAAGTCAACATGTTTATTAATTTTATAATTTAAAAATCCCTACGAATAAATGTAGGGATTTTTAAATGTTAATTAATATGAAATATCATAATCCATAGCTAAATTATTTAATTTTGTATAAATGTTTGCTAATTTTTGTACCTCATCTTTTTGTGCCGAAGAAACTTTCCGAATGAGACCATTTTCATCCATACCCAATTCTTCTGCCACGATTTCTTGCACTCTCTCAGGTGCTACAACAAAAACTTTTTCCATCACAGAAGGAATAATTTCTAAATAATCTTTTAAATCAAATTTATCATCAACTTTTTTAAACGGTGTCAGTTGACAATCTGCTTCTTCTGCGCTTTTTTTAATTGCTTCTAACATTGTTTTTTGAATAGTTTCAGCAGAAAAATTCTCAACAATCACTGGCATATTGTAACGACTTCTTGCAAAAACTGTTTGTGTTTGTTTACAAATAGCGCTAGAAGCGATGGGATCACCATCTTTGTCGATTCCATTAGGTCTTGTATAAATGACAAAATCACACAAATTTCTTAAAAATCTTGTTGACCCTTTTTCTTTTTCAGTCCCAAAAGGGACAATGAAATTTTTTGTCACAACTCTTGTTTTTCCATTGTTGTCAATGATTTCTTCTTTCTTTTCCACTTCTTCTTCATGTGAAATAAAAATAACAGTATATCCACACGAAGTTAACATATTAATTTGATTTCGAAACATTTTTCTTGCTAATAAATACCCATTTGGATTTCTATTATTCCTATCATTTGGATTCTGCACTAAACCAATATCATTCACATCATACATTTTGCACACTTGCGCTTCACAAATATTAACCAATTCCTCTGCTGTGTCAATAATAATGGTATTATATAATTCATGTGCTTTATCATACATATTTACTAATTGATTATTAATTGTTACGAAAGTATTCCAATCTCTAATAGCAAATTTAGGACAATTTACTGCATTCCCCCCATTTTCTGCCATTAATAGAAGAGGTTTCGGAAATTTACAGGATTGTTTCGTTTTTCCTGTATCATTAGGACCATAAAACATAATCTTCTGTCCAGATAAATCCATAACCATTTCTTTATTTTGCACTGCAAAAATATTAATTTTACTACTCATTTATTTTCCCTCCATGAAATTAGAATGGCATATCTTCCATAGTAATATTCTTAACACGATCTCTAATGGAACTTTGTTCTGTATTGAGATTATTTTCTTTTCCTGCTCCGTTTTGCATCATTTCATCAAAACGAATGTCCATTTCTTTCTTTAATTGTTCAATAGTTTGCTCATCATAAGCTTTTTCTAATTCTACTGGATTTCCACTTTTATTTTTAGGAATATCAGCGCCAACAAGTAAGTATTCTTGCTTAAAGAATCCTTGCCTTAAATTAATTTTACGACCAAAACCACTATGTGCTTGCGGCTGTTGAGATGTACTATTGTTTTCAATAGAACAATATAAAGTAATAGTATCATTTGGTTCTAATTTTTCAACAAAACTTCCATTCATTTCATCTACATAACCATTCATAACAGCATCGAAAAATTCTTCTGGAACATAAACTTCTACCGTATGTAAATTTTTATAATAATCTACAACAAAAGTTTCAATAATAGCACGACCTGTTTCAATTTGATTTTTCACTTCAGGCTTAACATTTTTCACAATACAATCCATAGAAAATTCTGCTTTAGCTTCCTCTAAATTTAATTCTGGAACTACGGTAATAAAATTACCACTCAAATTTGAATAGGTATTAATTTTTTTAGTATTTTCATTATACTTTTCATAAACATTAAGTGAAATTGAACACGATACCATGGAAGGAGTCTCGTTTTTCAAAATTGCATTTTTTTTATCAAGGGCCTTATCCATGAAACCAATCCAATTCTTCCAACTCTTTGTTTCATTTTCTTCAATTTCTTCAACATCTTTTTTGTAATGAAAAATATTATTTACATTAATTCTATAAATACCTTTTTTATTTTCAATACTAATCGTTCCTTGAATTTTTTCTCTTCCATCATTTAATTTTTGAATTTTAATATTTTTCTCAGACAAAATTCCCTCAATTACACCATAGCTTCTAGTTTGTAATACTTCCATTTTTTTCTCCTTTATATTTTAATCACAATTTGGACAATAATATGTTACAATTTTTTCTTGAATTAGTTGTTCACCTATTTCATAAAATTCTGTTCCTTTTATTTTTTTTAATTTCTCACAACAATAAGGACATATTTTTTTGTTTAATAAAACATTTTCTAATGTAGACTTTGAATCAATATCTTGAATATTTTCTAATATATAATAAATACAATCAATATATGTTTCTTCTTCTCCTACATTTTCATACGTTTCTTTCAGGGCTTCTAAAATTTCATCCAACATTTTTAATTTTCTCCACCAAAAGATTTTTATTCTCTTTCATAAGTACGCACCAATTCATTATTTCTTTCTTTGTTTTACCTTCGCTAAACATTTTTTTCACTGTGTATAAACAAGAATAAAAACCATCAATAAAAGAATTTACTTGGACTTCTTTCATTTTCTTTTCTACATAATCCAACAATTGTTCCATAACTACATCTTTTTCATCATTCATTTTTTTCCTCCTTCCATATAAGAGATTTAGCTCCATTGTGAAATTCTGTGATAAAATTCAACCCTTTCACACCTCTTTTATAAACATTAAACCTCCTTTCATCTGTAGCTTGTATAATAATCCAACTATTATAACGAGAAAATCTTTCTTTTTTAATAAAATCTATAAATTCAATTATCGCTTTTTTAGCAAATAACAAATTTAAAATACCATTTTCGAAAGTTGTTTCTTTATTAAACATCATGCTATCAGCTTTTTTTCTTTTTCTATAAACCCATAAAACTACATACCATTCTAATCTTTCATGTTTTTTAATATACTCTTTTTGAAATAAAACAAAAATAGTATGTTTATTAATTTTCTCTTTGACATAATATCCAGAGCCACAATTAATAAAATCCATAAATACCTCACAATTAAAATATGTAATTTCTTATGAACATATATTATCATAAGAAATTACATATGTCAATGTTTTTTATTCACTTTTTCCAAACCATTGATTTCCTATTTTAATTCGATCTACGCCCCCGCATTTCCCCGCTGAAAAGAATATATAATTCCCATTTAAAACAGTTGCACCATGCTCTAACACATAATCAACGGCATCATAATTTTCTTGTGTTGGTTTAGTAGAAGATAATTTAGAAGCAGTGGAAAACTGTCCTTTTTGATAAATAACTCCTCTAATTGTGTCTGGATACTTAGAATCTAATACACGATTTAAAACTACTTCTACTACTGCTTTCTGGCCTTTAAAACTTTCGCCCCCAGCTTCTCTTTTTACCAATTGAGCCAATAATTTTCTATCACTTCCACTCACTTTAATATTTTTATATTTTCCATTTCCATTAATAGAGTCATCCATATTTGTATCTTCTTCTAACTGATAATTTCTAGGATTTTGACTTGCAGTTTTAACTTCCTGTGTAATAGTAGGTTGTGGAGTACTCGTAGGTGTCACAGGGGGTGTGGAAACAGGTGATGTAGTAGCACTCTCTGTAGGCACAGGTATAGGTTCTTGCGTTACTGTTGAAATTGATTCAGTCACAATATTTTTAGAATTAAAATCTTTTTTAAATCTTGTAAATATTGCCACGCCTATGATAATACTAAACAATATGATACATTGTACCACCTTCTTTTCAATAATCAATTTAATAATTTTTTTCATTTATAATAAACTCCTTACTTATAATGCAATAGACAACATTACATTTTTAATTTTTTCTTCTTTCACTTTGGAATATCTTTCAGTTGTTTTTATAGACTTATGACCAATTGTTTCTTGGGCAACTCTAATACCATAATTATCACAAATATCGCTGACAAAAGTATATCTTAAACTATGATTTGTAATATTTTTGGTCATTCCTGCTCTTTTCGCAATATTTTTCAATGTTCTATTTATACACTCTGGGCGCATTGGAGTCCCTTGATTGGAAACAAATAAATTCTCTGCGCCATTTTTCCTAGTTTCAAGATATTTATCAACATATTCTTTACAAGATTGATTTAAAAAAATTCGTCTAAAGCTTCCACCTTTTGTTTCAATATAAATATCATTTTGTAGATATTGCTCCAAAGTGATTCTTATTAACTCGGAAACCCGCAATCCTGTACTTAAATACATTGCAATAATAGCTTTATCTCTTGCATTTTTTCCATAGGAAATTAAAGCAGTTGCTTCTTCCATTGGAATATAAGGTTTTTCTTTATTTTTAACCTTTACATTTTTTAAATTTTTTGCTGGATTTAATACTATTCTATTAATATCATATAAAAAATTAAAATATCCTTTAATAGCACTAATTTTTCTATAAATAGAAGATGAAGCATATTTGTTTAAATTAGCTTTCCATAAAACTAAATCTTCAACTGTAATTTCATCTTCTTTTTTGTTTACAAAAGATAACATATCTCGAATATCATTTTGATAATTTACTAATGTGTTTTTTGACTTTCCTTCACCTTGTAAATTTCTCAAATACAATTCCAAATTTTCCATTTTTTCTCCTCACTTTCAATGATATTATAGCATAGAACATCACCCCTTTCAATAGTAAAATAAATAATTATTAATAAAAATTTTTATCAAATTTATTTTTAAAGCAATATATCCCACGTCTTTATATCTTCCATATCATGTCCTCATCTGGGTCGTATTCGTCTTTTGGCAATTTTGTAAATACATTATTTTGATCAATCATATCTTCCAGAAATAAAGGGCTATGATTTTTATCAGAAAAATAATTCTTCATATCACTAGGATCAATTATACAATTTCCTTTTAGCAGATAAACAGTGCTCCAAGGTAATTTACTTACATGTGTCATATCTATAAGAGCACTCGCAGTATATTTTCCATAATCAGCCGCAACACACATCAATAACGAAAGCTCTTCTTCGTCGAACACATCAACATCGAAAGAATCATCAACAATATCTATTGGGGATTTACCGAAACTCTGATATTTTTTATATACATCTCTTACAACAGGACCTAATTCCCAAACCTCTATATCGTCTGAAAACAATGGGCGGCCTAATTTTGCATAGGCATATCCTTGTGCAAAATACAATAATTCATTTAGTTTTAAGTTAGACACAGCATCTTCTGTATCTTTCCATAATAAGATAAAATAATTTGCTACATCGTAAGCTTTTTTCAATTTAATCACCTCTTTTTTATATTTTTGTTGCGATTAAAAAGAATTAAATTATAAAATTGCTTATATTAATTCTAATAAATAATTTTAGAACCTATTTTTCATAGGTTCTAAAATTATACATATTAAAAAACATTGTAGTAATTTGATGAGTTCTAAGATGCTCTAAACTTACGGTTGCACCATCTTTATCACCTTCACGGATACCATTTTGTTTTAGCCATTTAATCATTTTTCCTTTTGTATTCATTATATTGCTCCTCTCAAAATATTACAAAAATGTAACATCTATATTTATATATTCGACATAAATTCTATTTTCCCTTTATTTGCTCACTCTTTCAAGTTCGTCTAAACAGTTTAAAAGACTTCTAATGTGTTCTATATTATCCATATTTTTATCATCACGAATGTTTTGAAAAAAATACATCTTAATAAACTCTACTAGATTTTTTGCATCACCTTTATCAATTTTAAGTTCAAACATTTTAATCCTCCAAATCCATCTTTGCGCCACATAAAACTGACGGCCTATATCCTCTTGTTCTTTTTCTTATCGGGACGGTAAGCGCATCTTCATCTGACCATCCAGATTTAAGTCTCATCCTTATTGTCGTTTTGCCTATACCAAGTATTTCGGCCCATTCACTGATTGTGTGTCCAACTCCTTTAAGATAAACAATATGGTTTGAACGCTTATTATTTTGCTGCTCACGCATGGTTGCCCATCTGCAATTACTGGCATCATAGCCTTTTTCGTTTTCGATACGGTCTATTGTCAAATCATCATTATATCCATGTGTAATTGCCCAGTTTCTAAACTCAACATAGTTGTGCCATCCGTCACAAACCGCTATTCCTCTTCCACCATAGTATTCATAATACGGATGTTTTTCGTATTCGCATCGTGCGATCATAGATTCCCAAATCTTGTGAAGTCTTGTATTTGTTTCACCATGTATATAACGCCAGTTTTTCTCTCCAGCGTTCATTCCTTTTACTCCGCTCATTCACTACCTCCGTCCATGCGACTTCCACAGCTCGGACAATAGTTTGATTTCTGCTTCGTTTCAGTCCCACAACATTTGCACATCCAACCCTCAAGTTCCCTATATGCGTTAATTATAGGTTCCTATTCTCCATGCATAACAAGCGCAACATCAACAGTTGGCACATCCTGTAGCAAGTAGACTGACCTTACCCACGTTTCGCAATCTATTTCTTTTCTATTCGCCGCTATTGTTATCGTATTCTCCAGTTCTTTCCATTCTATGCATTCAGCCATTGTTTAACCCTCCAATATATCCAGCGCTTCCATTTCCGGCCCGGCAATGTGTAGTTTCATTCATTATACCTCGTTTCCCCAACAGTCCCAACCGCTAACTTCTTGTCTTGCGAACAATTCTATTCGCGGCGCGTAAGAGACTTTTTCTATCATTTCTCGCATTGTTTCCGGCTTTCTGCTATGAATTGTTTTTGGCTCATAAAAACCCGTTATCCCCTGCTGCCGTTTTTCATCAATCACCTTATACGGCAGGCGTTTATGTGTGGACGCGAAAATACAATGTTCTGTAATTCCTCTAAAATACTGTCCTAGCCCTATCTTGTCCTTTGTCCACGTTATCAAGGTAATATATTCAAATCCCCATTTTTTGAGAAGGTAAAAAGCATCTTGGAGAAAATTGTTTGTTGCCCACATATACAGGTGGCATCCTTCCGCATCTGCTAACCGCTCAACTGGAATTTCGGCAATATCTTTTGTTTTCATCAGCGGATAATGATTGTCCGCTCCTCTTTTGATTTTCCCACCACCTCTCTCCATCCATGGCGGGTCAAGATAGATTGTTTTATATCGTTTTTGAGTTGCGTATATATCAACTTTCATTTTCATTTCTCACTTTCCAAAATATAACCACCAACGATAAAAGGACGCATTGACAGTCATGTTTTTAAGCTCTTTAATCTCCTTATTGTTCTCGATGTAAACCTCAATTTGAGACTGAACAAGAGTATCGGATTTAAGCTCAGGGTAAAGGGTAACAAGTGTTATAGCACTTTCGGGAGTAATATCTTTAAAGATGCCACTTTCGTATTCCTGATATTGCTTTACCACATCTGTAATTTGCTGCTCGATTCCGACATTTTCCTCCTCATACATGGCAATTTTTTTGTCAATGCCAATTCGGTCAACTACACATCCAAGCAACAAAACGACAACTATAATTGAGGCTAAGCTGACAACGGCACCAATGATTTGAAACGCAACGCCAACAATCGGTTTATCGAGTTCGAGCTTAATTCCCCAAACAGCCATTAGAATACCCAGGACGAGAATGACAATAATCATATTTAATCTCCTTTCTTATTCCTTTTTAGTCATCACATCAAATTTTGTGAGACAACTTTTACAAATATTTTCTTTGATGTACATATTTGAAATTTTCTTCCAGACCTTTGCTTTTCTATAGCCTTCTAGCCAAATATAACGTTTGCATTCAAGACATAAATGCGGAACGAACGCAAATCGATTACAAGAAAACATCATTATTTTCTTCTCCTAATACAATTTCTTTAAAATGAGGCAATGCTTCAATCCAGTCACAAAAATTTTTCCATTCTTCTAAACGATGATTCTTCCTTGCATAATAAATATTATAAAGCACTTCATAATTAGCACACCAAGTATATTTTACATTATATCCTTGTGGTAATAATTCTCTAATCATTCTAAAAATTTTAATATCTTTATTTTTCAAATAATTTTCTCTTAAAAAATTCAATGTATTAATTATTTTTAACAATTCAGATTCAGCACCATTTTCAATACTAAAATCTTCTAAAGAAAAAGGCTTTGATACTCCTTTGTGCATGAAACTACATGAGTTTCTCGTGGTTCCAATTTTATATGTATCATGTTCAGCAACCCAAAATAACGGTGCGACAATATTACATTGCACTGGCAACATTCTCATGAACTTCCTATGATCTGGACCTGCTTTACAAAGTTTTTTCATAAGATTTTCATCATTTTTTCCCAAAACAAAAAGTCCATCTAAAATAACACTATCACTTTTTTCCCACGAGTTTAATGGATTTCTTGCTCCTAATATAACATTTTTCCACTGTTCCGCACTGGGTGTGATTACATTATTAATTTGAATAGACATATTAACTCCTCCATCGCTTAAATTATTGATTTTTCATTTACAATCAAACATAAATTCCATTCATCTCTTTTAAAACAGAAAAAATATCATCGATACAAACTTTTTTTGATTTGGGGGCAATAAGACACCATTGATAAATTAATTTTTTAAATTCTAATGTCTATAACATCCATAAGTTCCATCTTCTCTAGGTATAATAAATCTACAATCTTTACAACAAAGAACAGATTTTTTATTTATTATCATTACTCTTCTCTTTCTATTAATCTGGCAATTCAATGTAACAAATAATCGCCTTTTTCCATAATGTTTTCAAATATTCTTCTGCCTTTTTCCAATTTTCTTCTTTTGTGCAATCTCCAAATTTATGTTCTGCAATTCCTTCAATTATAGTGTCATCGTCACCATCGCTTTTGAATCTTACACACCCATCGCCGTACCACTCATCGAACACAAATTCATCAACCCTTGGTCTTGAAAAACAACCTGCCCAATAAGTAAAATCATCTCCACAAACCTCATAATTTACCATAGGTAAAATTGGTAGATCGGGATTTTCTTTTATCAGTTCTAATAATTCTTTTGTATTTTTATCCAATGTCATCGCTCCTTAT